TTCTCTGGGGAGTTCTCTGTGGAGTTCTCTGGGGAGTTCTCTGAGGAGTTCTCTGTGGAGTTCTCTGGAGAGTTCTCTGAGGAGTTCTCTGGAGAGTTCTCTGGAGAGTTCTCTGAGGAGTTCTCTGGAGAGTTCTCTGGAGAGTTCTCTGAGGAGTTCTCTGGAGAGTTCTCTGGAGAGTTCTCTGTGGAGTTCTCTGAGGAGTTCTCTGAGGAGTTCTCTGAGGAGTTCTCTGGAGAGTTCTCTGGAGAGTTCTCTGGAGAGTTCTCTGAGGAGTTCTCTGTGGAGTTCTCTGGGGAGTTCTCTGTGGAGTTCTCTGGGGAGTTCTCTGAGGAGTTCTCTGGAGAGTTCTCTGGAGAGTTCTCTGGGGAGTTCTCTGAGGAGTTCTCTGAGGAGTTCTCTGGGGAGTTCTCTGGGGAGTTCTTATTGGGGCCAGCAGGAACAATACTGGATAGGCTTCTATCGTTTCATGGAATTACACTTAAAGATTGCTTACGATCACGAGAAATCAGAGCATCTTGGATGGTGGCAGGACATTGCAGAGTCGGCAAATTGGTGGTTTCCGTATGAAGGATTCTGCTTTGTAAGTGAACGACCTATTCGTTGTACTATTGACGAACAACGCAGACTCCATCATGAATCCTTACCAGCTATGGAATTCAAGGATGGATGGAAAATCTACTCCTATCACGGTACATCGGTTCCTGCACAGGTGATTGAATCTCCAGATACAATCACCGTTGAGCAAATCAAGAAGGAGGATAACGCAGAGGTAAGGCGCTGCATGGTGGAACGTATGGGATGGTCAAAGTTTGTTGAGATTTCAGAACTGAAAACCTTGCACACTGATACACTTCAAGCAAGATTTCCCGTATTGCCAATGTCAGAATTGGTCGATAATTCTGATCCTGCCGCCTTACAGTATCAAGAAGGAGAGGAGCAAGCGGAACTTTTGGAATCCTCTTTTCTGAAAGACTTTGAGGATCGCCCTATCCGATTTGTTAGGTTGACCTGTCCGAGTACAGGAAAGCAGTATATTCAGCGTGTATCTCATGATGAAACGCGAGTTTACGCTGCCGTAGGTAAGGCGTTTGGCATGACGGAACAGGAGTACAAGAATGGGCGCTTTTACAGACAAGGTGATGTGTTACTCTGGAGTTTAGACCAAGCAGATGAACGCATCGTTCAACAGCACAGTTAACCGAAGGGAGAAAACAAATGAAACGTATTCCGAAGGATGCAAAGAAGATTCCTGTGCGCCCTCTCGCACTTGGCGAAGCGACAGGTCATCACCATTCAATCGTTTGTGATGAGGCCGAAGCCGTCGAGATGTACGAAAAAGACGGTCAAACATTTGTGCGGATCGTAGGCGAAGGAGCGACGGTTCAACACCAAGAGCATAAGCCCGCTGCGGTTCCTTCCGGTACAGAGTGGGGAATCCGCATTGCAACCGAAGTAAACGATTGGGGACGTGCGCCAGTACGGGACTAATTCAAGGTGTGGCAGTATTTTGTAAGAATGCTGCCACATTTATTTGCTGGGAGAGGATAAACCATGAGTTACCACACGTTCGGACCAGTGAAGGCGAGATGTGCGTTTTGCGATGCTTGGAAAGATGGTTTACTTCCAGATGAGCATTACCATACTATCCAATTTGAACACGATGAAACTTGCGAATTCTTCTCTCTGGTTATCGACGGAAAGACAATGTTTAATGTCGATAGAACAGATTTGAAACCAATAGAGAATGATATGAGGGTATTGTTATGAGCTTTCCGTTTGGAAGTTTCGATGTTATTGAGGACAAGAACGCCAATCCTAACACCTTCTACTTGTTCGATCCAAAGTACAAGACTATTCCTGTCTGCGTAGGGGAGCCGCCTAAGTTCCGTGAAGAGATAGATTGGAACGCTACCGCTAAAGCATCTGCTGTGATTACAGGGATTCAATCCTGACAAACCCATACTTCCCTGACGGCTCATATCCCGAATGACATGGAGTAATGTAAGGGCATCTCGTAGGCCAAGAGCATCCTGTAAATTGCTCATCTGGTACTGTTTTAAGGTTCATCAGCCTATCTAATTTCCTAGCCGCTAAATCCAGAACGTGAGTCCGTGCATTTTCCTGCGGCACGTCAACTGTCACACTAAAACAACTATCCTCCAAAACTCCATCCTTGTGCATCGCTGAAAGCCAGTCAAGCGTAGGAATATCATCAAAATCCTCTCGAAATACCTGCTGCCAACTGTCCTTAAATCTTGAGTTTACGTCTGTTTTTTTACGAAATCGAAGTCCTCGGTTGACCGGATGCCTGTACCCTCGTGAAAAATATCCGTAATGCTTTCCATCCCGAACTTGGCCGAGAACGCAAACCGCAAGTTGCATAGGCAAAGAATAGGCGCAGATGTTTCCTACCGTCTCCCATGAACGGCAGAAAGAGTAATGTCGATCTTTATCCCAATGAGAGACGAGTACAACCCTTCTTAGGGACGTTCCTGACGGCGCTAGGTAGGCGGTGCTACTCCATTCGTGGCCTCCAGGGATGGTAGTAGGCTCCGGTAGGCCCCAAGGCTCTCCTACGGCCTTCCTGAGCGCGTGGGAGAGTATATCAGCAAGGGAAGCCATGTGGATTATTTGGTCATAGACCTGTGGATAATCTGTAGTCAGTTCTCTTTTGCTGCCGATTTCAACTACTTTCTCTCCAGCGCATTCCCCAAAATCGCCTCTACCTGAGAGAAGTCCTTCGCGGATACCCTCTTGGAGTAGCTGGTTAGGCGTGATTTGGTTCTTTTCCCAGTCTAGTGACCAGTAGGCTGCTCTTTCGCAGACTTCAAGTTGACTAAGGAGTTCGTCTGTTCCCATTCCGTTATTCTACGCTTATTCATCCTCTATTTCTTCTTCGCCTTCAGAGTAGCAGTCCTCTATTGCTTGAACTACTTCTTCAGCACTGTATTCTAAAACGTGTCCTTCCGTAGCTGGCTGTCCTGCCGTCCAAAGGATACATTTATCTTTTCCAGTTGCTTTTACGGAAACGATCTGATCTGGATTAAACCAGTGACCTTCTAATATTTCAATCATTTCATTCCTCCCGGCATCCTAAGTTTTGCTTGCAACTCCTCACCTTTTCTCTTTACGTCCTGCGGGTTAGGAATAGCGGTAGAGCCGTTCCACAAAGCTAACTCTGCCTTACGGCGATCTGTCAATGCTTTTATTACTTTTCCTTTAGAGTGGTTCCAAAGCAATAACTGTTTTCCTGCTGAGTCATAATCTCCAGAATTTAGTTGCTTCAGGAGTGTAGAATTTGCTAGGTTTCCTACCCCAAGGTTAAAAGTAAAGCTAACTAAGGCATCATATTGTCCTTTGGTCAATGGGACTTTAACATAACGCTTTACTGCGCTCTCGGCAGTATGTAAATCTTTATGCAGCATCGCCAATGCTTCATCGTGCGTGACTCCATTGGGAAAGAATTCTCCAGGTTCAATCCTATGACCATATCCTATTGTGGGATTTCCTGCCGAGTCTTTATAGACATTAGGACGAAAAGATTCTGACTTCTTGATTAAGTTTATTCCCGCGTCCGTAACTTGAGTTTTACCTAAATTCATTCTTGCTCTTATTGCTCTTTCCTTCATCTGCGCTGGAGTAAGATACGCTTCAATCGGAGGTATTGGTGGTCTTATATTTGTGTTGATTCCTTTGTCGCTAGGAGAGGTGGGCTGCATTACGCTTAAAGGAATAGTTGTTAGATCGTCCATCCATGGCTGAAGGCGTTTCCTTTGGCTAGGGTCTGCTATCCATGTCTGTATAATCGTTGCGGCTTTCTCTTGAGGAATGGTAACTAAAGTGTTTCCCATTGCCCTTAAAGTATCAGCATCGCTAATGTCGTAACGCTTCTTAGGGTCTGGATCATCTGGAGGAATGGCTGCTTGCATTTTTGCCGGAAGATTGTTTTTCCATATATGGACTATTTCATGGCCTTTTGTTTGCCTTGGTCCTTGATTCCATCTTGTCTTATCGTTGATTTCTATAACGTGAGGCTCATGCTCTCCTACTGATGCAATAGAATCACTTCCCTCTACGGGCTTGCCTAGTTTGTATTGAACTCCTACAGCGTTCTCTATTCTCTGTAACTCTGGAGGGATTATTGCGGCAGAACTTTCATACGGGAGAGATGGAGTAACTTTCAATTCCTTATGCGTTTGAATAGCCTCAGCAATCTTCTTATCGTCCATCGCGCCGGGAAACTGCACGACTCCTACCCCGTTCACCATAACGAGTTTTTTCCTGGGATCGGGCATAAGACTAAACCATAGAAACAATGCTATTAGTGGATTCGTCGAACCGATGCGTTGGTCTTAGAGACAATTGCGGCCCTGTTCCCTCTGCTGGAGCAGGAGCAGGAGCTAAACCTGATTTGTGAAACTCGTTTTGAAGGTCTTCCGCCTTTGACTCTGGAGGATGAATCGTCTTGCTAGGATGATTCTTGTTCCACTCGTCTAGTAAATCCTTGACTTTATGTACGTTCTTATTAACACCACCTGTCTCATTTACGGCTCCCATTATAGCGTAAGGTGTTGCGCGATTCAGTGCTTGCGCCGCCTTAATAATCTTTACAGCCATTTCTGGATTGGTTAATGCACTAGCTAATGCACGATAGGTATATGCGTATCCAAGAATCATTACAGCTTCAGCGCCAAGTATTTCTGCTCCAGCCGCAGGATGTCCGGTAGCTGTTGCTAAAGCAGCCGCTCCTATTCCAGAACCTCCAAGGGCACCTTTAATAATTCCAGCATTTTGTAGGGATGCTGCCGATCCACTCATTCCCATCGGACTTTTGATCTTTTCCAATATTGCAGATAGTTCTTTAATATTTTTCCAGTTATCTCCAAAGATTATATTTCCTCTCTCGTCTCCCATTTCTGCAACATTCTTAGCAAATTGTCTTTCGTTAAATGCCTTAGATAGAGGGTCTGTAGCCTCTCTCATTGTATCCATAATTACTTCCCGTTGGACTGGCGCGTGTAAGTCAGCAGGAAGTACGGAAAATAAATCACGCGCTTCCTGATTTGCTATATCTCCAGTCAAAAGTGAAGCAATAGCTTCTGGCTTCTTTGTTTTCACTATCTTCTTTATCAAAGCCTGCTCAAATCTTACATGCTCCTCAGCCGTTATCTGGTTTGCTTCTCTGATTTTTTCCGGCAGTCCTTGGATTCCGCTCTTATTGGCTGCATCCATCATAGATTCATCGTAGAGTTGTGCCATCCTCTTAGCGAATCCCGACTCTTTACCAGACATAGCCCTATCTAGTTTCCTTGCGATCCCTAGTGCGTCCGAGCGAGCATTTGCCATTGCCTGATAGTTCATATTATCAGGAGCTTTAATAATGGTTTGGAGCATTCTCCTTCCCTTTTTAAGAAGGGCAGGGGAGAATACTTTTTCTTCTTGATCTAATTCCTTTAATTCCTTGGTAGCAAAGTCTTTCAATCCTTCAATATATTGTCCGCTTGCATCGTAATGCCCATTTAAAGAAGGCATCACGCTATCTACTATTTTTTCTTCTGTGCCGGTCTGCATAGTTCTCATTACCGGGTTCCCAGACGCATCTAATATACCCGTCGAGACTGACTTGTAGATAGGGACTTGAATTGTTTTCTGTCCAATAGCCTTATCAATATCCCCGTAGAGAGAGTTTTGCAATAACCGGAAGGTTTTCTTGTGCGCTTCAATTCCCCCTTTTACCATTTTTCCTAGTTCTTCTGGAGTTCCTCTAAAATTATCTATACTGTTTGCAAGCGATTCTACGGCTACTTGTGATTGAGAATTTTGCAATGCGCGAAATCTCTCCATTTTACCTTTAGTAAAAATGGATTCTTTAGCTAACTTCTCAACTATGCTTGGCGACTTTCCTGCTGCCTCTGACGGGAGTAATGCAATTCCGGCCTTTTTAGATGCAGCAGCAGTATTTCTGAAATACTCGGCTGCTGGACCAAGGGCGTACCGTGAACCAACCCTTCCCCCTAATTCATTTATTCCCTGTATGCCTCCCTGCACCGCAATCTTCCTAGCGGATTCTGCTGGCGTTAGCCTGTGTTCGTAAGGGTGCAGTCTCCGTTCTGCTGATTGACGAACATCTTCTCCTAGCGCCCCACCCATAGTAGCTCCAGTGGTCGCTATAGCAATATCTGCCGGTCCAGATTCCAACCCCGCACCACCAGTTAATAGTCCTCCACCGATACCAAAAGCAGTAGGAAGTAGATTAAGGACTCCCTCTCTCATGTTCTCTGCTTTCTGTTTTATCCAAGGGAGAGTATACGGAGTTGGAGATGCCGTAACTTCATCAAACGAACGCGGGAGATCAACATTAGGATCGAAAGGTTTTCCCGCTTTCTTTAGTTCATATTCGTGGTTCTTAGCGTAAGTTTCGTAATCTTTAGGCGCAATCAAATAACCTGCTTTATACGCATCCATCACCTTACTATGGGGGACGCCTCCCTCAACCATAGTTCCATCAGGTCTCTGCATTTGATACAGACCTTCTTTATTGTTTTTAGGGGCAATAAAAGCATCCGGCATATTCGCGTAAGGGTCTTGCTGCGCTTGAGTCGATGTATCCGGCAGGGAAGCGTAGGGGTCGGCTAATGGCGGTTTCTTAGGTTCTGGCATTATGGCCTCGTTACGGTATAGCCAAGGTCTTTTAGATGTTTTTCAACTTCAGCGGCGCTCTTTCCTTTGTTGATAGGCAGCGCCATTGCAGCCGCTAGGCTACGCGCTCCCTTGGATTTAGTTTGAGCCTGCGGATTGGTTGCTCTACCTGCCAGCGGGTTGTTAGGATTCGGCGGTGGATTTGCGCCCTGCGGAGGAGGTGGAACGACATCCTCCGGAAAGGCGGGAATTCCTTCTGTCCCAGAAATATATTGTTGTGCTGACGCTTCGATCTTACCGTGCATTGTAGCCAGCGAGGTAGAGATTATTCCCGCCAATTGCTCAGGAGATTGAGCATTGTTTACTGTAGACTTTATGTTTTCAAGTTCCTCGTTTGTCGCACCTACCCCCGTATACAGCCTAGAAAGTTCTCCAGCTACGGCATCGCGGATACCATTGAAATCCGTAGGTGCCTCGCCTCCAAGAAGTTGCGTTGTCCATTCATTCTTCAGACGATTATATACAGGTGATTGTGTGTTATCCAAGTTGTCAGCTAATTGTGCCATTAACTTTAAGTGGTGGGTGGCCGTGTTAAACCGCAATAAATCTTGTCCTCCCTTACCTGTCCCATAATAAATAGTCATTAAATGACTAAGGCTAGAAGGAGCCTTCATGTTATTTTTGTATGCGATTCCAGCAGGAACATATTGTGTCTCTCCCGGTCTTCCGGGAACTACAGCAGGAACAATCCTTGACCATGCCAATGCTTGATAGCCAGCAACTTTAGGTTGAGTTGTTTTGACATTGATCCATTCCTGATATGCTCTCATGGTGGCAATATCATCTTTGCTAAGAGGCTCTCCTAAATCCTTCTTTTTAAGAAGAATACGGAATTCCTCATCAGCATTTTTGGGCTTATTTCCTGCTGTTTGTTCTGTTCTCCATTGTAAATATGTTCCTTTGTATCCTCCGGCGACAGCTTTATTGTATTGATCCATCTCCAGAGAAGCTATCGTTCCAGAAGGCTTTACATCAGGAACCCAAGTATCCAGAGCCTCTTGAGGAACTGATTCTCCTGTTTGATATGTGTATCTGTTTAAGTCAGAATCATAATTCAGTGTAGCTGGCTTATCATAAATCTTCCCAGTTACTTGCTTCCAATGACCTTTTCCAGTAAGCCCAAACATTGTCTGCATCAACCTCTGTCCGATTTCAGAGTGAGCCGTATCTTTTTCTTCTTGCGATGCGCCTTTATGCAGGTTATCCCAAATGTCTGTCTGTGCTTTAAGGTTCGCATTAAACTCAGCCAGCTTCCCTCTAACCCCTACGCCCGCTTGTTGCTCAGGAGTCAGCGGTCCAGCCGCTAAAAGTTGATCGGCTTCTTTACCGGCAGACGCGGCGTAATCAGGAGCAGCTTTTTGAGGAAAATGCATATCCTTGCCAAGCATCTTCCCAAATCTCATTATAGCGTTAGGATGTTCTAGACTTCTCCAATGCGCGTCACGTTCCTGCAATGCTTGATCTAATTGCGTTTTTACCTTGGTATAATCGTCGCTTTTCTTATCAGGGATAGCCGCTGCTTGGGTTTGCAGGTTGTCGATCATGCCCTGAATTTCATTATGTTTTTCTTGAAATTGAGCGTCAGACAAGGCTTGCTTACGCGCACGACGATGTTCCATAGCGCCGTATCCCTGATTATAGCCACTCTCAAACGCTTGGACGTTAGCCATTCCTTTAACCTTTCGAGGCTATTCTCTTGCGAGAGTTAGCCTTTTTCTTTCCGCCCTTCTTAATTCCTGCGGCCTTCTGCTGCGAAATGGTTAAGACTTTTTCTCCTTTTCGGAGACGGTAATTGCCTGTCTTTTTTACGGTTCCACCTTTATGGAAAGAATACGCAGACGCAACAGGTCCTTCTTCTGGCTCTGAGAATTGCTTAGGAGAATTATTATGTTTTCCAAATTTCTTCCCTAGATAGCCTTTTAGTCCCGTCGCTTTACCGCTATCCTGTCCATCTTTTTCCCCGGTCTTCTTCTTGGGTGACTTCTTTCCACTACCCATATCAAATCCACTGTTGAACGCATCTACATTTGCCATTGATCTTCCTCCTTTTGTTGACTTAACCGATTAGCTTCCACCGCCGCCGCCACCTCCACCAGTGAGAGCACCTAACGCCATACCCTCAGCGGCTCCAGCAGCCTTTGTTACGCCTAGTCCGAGGATACTGTCAGACCATGCCTGCATACGCTTTTCAATCTCTCCTCCCTGTTGGTTTAATGCTCCAAGCCCTGTACTCATCTCGGTACTTCCAAGATTAGCAAGACTCTCAGCGGATTTCCCCGTAAGACTGCCAATCAAGTTGGTGAAGTAAGATCGTTGATCTTTCCGTATAGCTCTGTATCAGACAAGGCTTGCTTACGCGCACGACGCTCCTTAGCGCGTTCTGTCCCTATTTGTGCGCCTATTGCCCACGCTTGGTCACTTGCCATCCAATTATCCCCTCTTCGATGCTACGCGCTTCCTCTCACTCGGCTTTTTCTTTCCGCCCTTTTTCAATCCATGCGCTTTTTGCTGAGCAACGGTCAATACACGCTCACCCTTTTTCAACTTGTAAACGCCCGTCTTCTTGACCCTGCCGCCTTTGTCGAAGTTAGAGATCGGAAACAGGACGTGCATGGCTTTCTTCCAGCCACTCTCCTTCGGTTGCTGGATTTGACCAAAGTTTCCCCATGAACCTTTGTTCTTCTTGTCATCCTTGTGCTTCTGTGCGATGTCCACTCCTGCTTGCCATGCTGCATCGTTCGCCATGATTGTCTCCTTTTTAGTTTCTTTGCATTCCTACAATGAATTACTCATTAGTAATTGCCTCAACCGCCTCCACCACCGCCTCCACCTCCACCAGTGAGAGCACCTAACGCCATACCCTCAGCGGCTCCAGCAGCCTTTGTTACGCCTAGTCCGAGGATACTGTCAGACCAATTCTGCATTCTCTGCTGGGACATATCTGTTTGCTTTCCTAATGCCTCTAAGCCCACGTTAAGCTGATTGCTTCCTATGCTTCCTACTTCTCCCGCCGCCTTCCCTGTTAAGTCTCCAATGAGTTTTGTTATATAATCATGAACCTTATCATTAGTAGCCGCCGTGGACGCAGCATTTCCTCCACTGCGAGTTCCCATTTCTGCTGTGCTTTTGTTTTCCTGTGCGGTTGAGGTCTTGACTGAGGATATGGCTGGGTTTAACACTGCCATTTGCTTAGAACTGTCTCCTGAAAGGATCGAATTCCAAAAGTCTGACGCAGTAGTGAGGTTCTTCTCGCCCATGCCTGTACTAAAATCGCCTATAGCGCCCGTCTTGGCGATGTTGGCATTTAGGGTTTCGTTTTGGCCACCAAAAAGTGAACTGAAGAAGCCCATATTCCTCATTCCTAACGACTTAGATAGTCGTTGCGAAACGAGTACGGCTGCTCCCGGTCGGCCCTACTCATGTATTTCTCTACTTGCACATTATACCTCAACTTCCAAATAGTGCAACTCTTTTCCCCCGTCCTAGTAATAGTCGGCCATCCAATTTACATACACGTTATTTACGATGTTCGATGGACCACCGCCTCCTATGGTCACGCCGCACGCAAGATTGGCGGTGAATCCGCTTACTGTGATATTCGTCGGATAGCACGGAAAAACTGCCGTTCCGTAGCTGTCTGGATTTTCCGCTGCGCTGCAATTCACGACAGGAACCCCCGCAAACGCCACCGGAAACGTCACTGCAACCGTGGTCCTAGCTACTCCTGTTGTTGCCGGTCCAGCCAACCCCCACTCATGGACATAGCCGTTACTGTAGGTTGCAGCCCTTCCGTTAGCATTGGAAGTCATGGCTGGGGCGCTGCCGGTTGCAGTCGTATTAACCGTCACTGCCCCTGTGCCGCCAACTGGCGAAATGGTAACGTTTGTCCCAGCAACAATCTTCGTTACGCCACCTACCGTCCCTCCCGGAGAATCTGCCCACCAATTTGTCCCATCAAAAAATATTGTTACCCAACTTCCTCCCGGTAGAGTAAGGGATGCTAGGCCATTGATCGTACCCAGTGTTGGCGTTATTGTTGCCGTGCCGCTTCCTTGATTAGAAATTATGCTAAACCAAGGAACTTGTATGACCGCATTATTTAGCGTCACCGCGATAGGAGAAGCATCGTTTAATACAATCTCTCCTCCTCCGTCACTCTGCTGTACTGTATATGAAGTGACTCCGGTTTGTAGATTCACAAATCCTAGTTGTGGCATATAAGTTACTGCGCCTGTTAAATTATTGAATGACGTTACTCCAGCAGTGTTTGTTCCTAAAATAATCGTTTCCGTTCCTCCTCCGCTCCCGCTGGAAGTAGACGATGTAGTTGACGAAGTTGTTTTACCTCCGATTTGTGATTTCAATATAGGTATAGCGTTCTGCACGTCCGCTACCGCGTTCCATAAGTTACGAATTACATACTGATGCTCAGGTGGCATAGCTGTGATCTGAGCTTCAAATGGGAAACGCGATATAGCCATTTACTTACCTTTCTGCTTCCACTTATTACACATTTGGCAATAACCATTTGGATGTGGCTGGTGGCCTATCGCTCCGCAGCGTGTACAGCGACGTGGCGTGACCGGATTCTTCATCCCTCTCCTCCTGCTCCTCCAAAGATCGGAACTGGAGAATATTCTGATGTGCTACCCCACGCCTTGAGGTAAAATATTGCTCCGGCAAAGTTCATAACAAATGGCACAGAACTGGAGAACTGCGCAACCAACAACTTCCACTTAGCAGCCGATGGTCTGAAAAAATACTTTGTCAACTGTCCGCCCGTACTTGGCAATGTTCCAGGTTGAGGCGCATAAGAACCATTCCCTTCATCTGCTACATAGAAAGTAAGAGTAACGGTGCTAGTTGAGGAATATTCGACCACAGCCTGTCCGCAGTGCATATATCCTCGTCCACCGAAGGCGGGTGTTGCTACTATTCCAGTAATCGTTTCCGTTCCCCCACTTGATAATTGACGTACTGACCCATCGCTGCAACCTACCAATACTCCCTGTTGGCTTTGACCTTCATTGGAAGCATGAATTGTTGCTGATGGAGTATAAGCGTCAATAACCCAACCCATCGCAGCTTCGTCAAATACTAGCGTATGGAACAAGCCATCCGTACCCTTATAGTCATAGTAAATATAAGCCCCTTGGATTGAGAATCTTTGAAGATTTGGGAGCGTATCGTCTGGAGGATAAATCGTTACTCCGTTTCTTGTTATTGGTTGTGGCTGATTACCTGAATTGTCTGAATTCTCATGTGCGAATAAGGGATATAAATTTTCGTCCGTTATAGATTTGCTTGCTGATCCATAAGACGAAACATGAATTCCATCATCCACACGAAAGAATATATTTCCTCCGCCTGATACGCACACGCAGCGTGGAATATAAAGTCCTCTAGTTATAGAGGATTCCTGCAACGTCCAAGTTGATCCTGTGGTTCCTAATGCCGTTGCCGTTGCAGTAGAAAAGTTTGGCAATATAAGCCATCCACGCCTAATTGAGAATAGAACTCCCAGTCCACCGCTAATCGCGCCATTTATAAGGGATTCATCGGGCGATGTAACATCCATTTGGTTGGTATCTGGAGCAGAATCTAAATTCGATCCCTTGCACCAGTAAAGCGTACCGGGGCGCAAAGGATCACCTACACCAAAGCAAAAATTCACATTATCAGTTGGTCCAAAAAGATACGGCAAAGGCTGTGCAGCAAGAATAGGCTCTGGTATTTCGTAAGCTATAGGCGCAATGATAGACCCACCATCTGGAACACCCGGAATCGTTACGCTCGTACCCGATGTAGGTCTAGCGATGAACGTGTAGGCCAGAGACGTAGGAGAGCCTATAAGAATCTCAGTTCCTGCCAGCCACCTTATATTAAATCCTGTAGCCGATCCTCCTATCGCCCCACCGGAAACCCATGTAATCACTCCACCGGAAACATAGCATGTTCCTTTCTGCGGAAGGTCTATTGATGGAAAAGGTTCATAATTGTCGTATTCGAGAAGTTTGTCTCCAAGCGACGTATCAGGCAGCGAGTCCGTGACTGGCGTGTTAGTTCCACTACCTGAGTTATCATTCGGTCCTGTGTTAACGTAAGTGAAAGTAGAAACCGTAGAGTCAATCCGGTAGTAGTCCACCACGTCAACCTGCGGGTCTGGTGACCATAACGACGTGATCGTATTCGACATTACCGGAATGGCTTGCGCCGTCGATTCTGGAGAGGGATTAGAAACTGCTCCAGTAGCAGTTGAACGATAAACATAACGGTATTGAACTTCCTGCCTTATCGAAGGTCCGCTCGATCCCGATGACCCCCCTGTAAGCGGAGGAATAATAGTTGGTGATGCTCCTGCTGTTGGCGAAGCCATTAAGAGTAAGATACGTCCTGAGTGATACCAGAAGTCATAGTCAAGCTCAATAGGATATATTCCCGCCGCTGGTGGATTTACTTGCAATGTTACTGAATATATAAGACCACCATCTCCGTGAGGCGACTTAACCCTTGGAAGCAACGGAAGACCGCTAGAAACCGTTATTGTTTGTCCTGCATCGGAAATAGTTACAGGCATGGAATTTGTTGCAGATAAGGTTGCAGGTGGAGTAGTAGTGTAAACATATTGGACTCCGCTCACTGAACCCGGTACTAGGGTTACCCCTCCTCCAATACCCCACATTACCGCATCTTTATATGTCAAAACTAATGTGTAGTACACTCCCGGACCACCGGAAGGAAAATAAATATTCCCCGTCAAGCAGAAATTGAAGTTTATATATTGCGTGTTATTTGTATATGTTGTTGTGATGGGAGCCGCAAAGACAGCATTGCTTCCAACCGCTACAGATTCAGGGCTAAGGTCAGTCCACTCCATCTGATTGTATGTAACGTCCGATCCAACAGTTTCTAGGTCGATTCCGGGAGGTCCGGGTATTCCTGGAGGTAAAGAAGGACTAGCCGTTGTACCAAAAGAAGCATCGAAGATAAACGAATTTCCCGTTGTGCTTCCTACCGCATCTGAAATAGATCGCGTCGGACCACTACCACCAGAATCCCCAGGATTCTTCCAAATATAAGATGCCACTGGTCCTGATGTGGGAGAGTCTCCCCAATAATATGCCGTCAATGTTCCTATGGTAGCTGTTACTGGAGGTAACGCAAGTGTAGTCACCGTATAATTGATATTTATGCTACCTGAATTTGGTGTTCCTCCCTGCGTAAACGTATTTCCAATTGAGTTAATTCCAACCTGAAAAGCATACGCTCCGTAAGGCACTGGTATATTGGTACTCGTAGCTAACGCAACACCTACATCTACCACGGCTGGAATAAATAGAGGAGCAACCCATACATACTCAGCGGTTGTCATTACAGCGCCACTTGAGTCTACAAATGCTCCAACGACATACGATGCAGTAGTTGGATGAGTTGCTGATCCTAGATTCTGAATAAATTGCCCCGGATAACCGGGATAACCGGGACTTCCAGAACCTACTCGCCCACTAGTAGCTGCTACAAGTTCCGCTTGGGTGGTGATTGTAGCTCCGTTGATGACAGGCGCAGATGGAGTTAGAACCGGAGTCATACTATTGATTGTTATGTATGACGCATAGAGACAGTTAATGTTATACCATATTGTTCCGTCTACTGGTGGCGTCGGACCTGTGTATGGAAATCCATAAATTTCTCCGTAATTGTTACTAGAGTTTGCGGTATTGTAGTTCGTCCACGGAATAGCCGTCGCTAACAGGCTTCCAGTTGTCCCGATGCTTGAGTTCTGAGTAGACACAACTGGAGCTAACTGAGGCTCCTCGATTCCCATTTTCCAGCACACTGCGGTAGGTGTAGGAGTTCCCGTATACCCGTCATTACAGGAAACCTTCATCATGCCGTTGGAGACGAAGTTTACCGGAGTACCGGAGGGACCATAACTGTTTAGACCAAGGTACTGAGTATGCAGCGTAGTCGATCCTGCTGCCGCTGAATCCGCAACATACATCCAAGGCTGTACGGATGCATTGGGACGGAAAGGAACCATAGAAACAGGATTCCCACTTAGTCCTGTCGCTACGTTCTTTACACCTATTGTTGAGTTCCAAGCGGATAAAACAGTCGAAGCGCCGTTGATTATAGAGAAACCGGATGGGGGACCGTTGGGCGTTAAATCATTGAGCCTTTTGAGACTGTGTACTGCCGCTCCTAGTGTGTAGATGGCCGCTGTTAGGAGATTGCGGAAGGTGACGCCACCCTTGAAGTAGGACCGGATGTTGACGCTCAGTGAGGTAAAACCTGAGCGAATCCGATTCAAGGGTGAAACTAAATCGATCCCTTTGTGGTCGAATGGTCCGAGAGCCATTTTTCACCTGCGCTCCATCGCCTCTCCCGGAAAACGATGAGATGGTTCTATTCTACCTCAACTTCTCTCCTCTTGCTTTACGCCCTATAATCTCCAGTTTCTCGCTCACTAATTTATATTCCTCGGCTGGCATGGATTTAAGGCGTTCCATAACCATACTAAGAAAGGCAATCTCTTCTATAGGACGTTTCATCCCTTGTCTCCCTTTACATTGTACCTGTTCATCGACCGTTCCTGCGCTTGGCCGCGCTGATCTAACACATCACTGAAGGCTCCAAGGCTTCTCAGTCTGGAATTTTCAGCGGCGCACATCTGAATCGCCTGTTTCTCTAATTCTAATCCAGATTTCCATTCCTGTCCACCCATTTTGAATAAACACCTGCATTGAGCCATCAAAATAACGATCTCCCAGTCGCTTCTGGAAACCTGCAAGTAATCAGTTCCAACCGAAGGAACAGGGGCGTTCCCAAGTACAGTCACTCCGACATTTGAAGAAACGGGAGCAGCTAGGAAGTCCATTCCTCCCGCCACAATCATAGGCCCAAAGCCAGTAGGATTGGAGTCCCACTCAGGACTATATCTGTCGCTTGAAACAATACTGTCTATGCTTACCGCCTGCCCGTTCACCCTTCCCAACTCAATCCACGGAGTTTTAAGCATTAACTGTAAGCCGTCCTGATACCTCTTGAGCGCATAGGCTGATCTTTCTCTGTCAGTTGCCTCTGATTCCTGTCCTAGAAGGTCTGCTAAGGCTCCCCACTCTAATACCCATGCAAAGTCGTCAGGGATGCCTAGAAGGGTCGCTGTAGGGGGATTAAAGGCCGTTCCTGATTGCAATACAACTGCCTCGTAGGTTCCGTCTTGCGCTGGAGGAATGTCCACCTGCCACGATAAGGGCGGCTCAGATGACAAAGAAAATGTTTGTGGCGTTCCTGAGTTTTGTTGATAAAGTGGAGCCTCATAAAACTCATTGGCTATCGTATCGTCTCGGTAAAGGGTATTAGGAACCGTAAACGTAAGCGTTCCCGAAACCGCTCCTGACGTTGGAAGAGAAATATTGACCGTTCCTACTCCTACTCCGGTAACGGTCGTTCCCAGGGCTATTCCTGTCCCATAAATAAGTTGTCCGTTCGCTATTCCGTAGGTGTTGCTTACGCTGATTGTCTGCACTCCAGCTATTGCCGTTCCCGTAGGAGAAGCCAAAGCGGGAAGGTAACGAACTCGTTCTACATCTATAACATTATCAGGCAGTTGAGTCCTTATCGTGTTTGGGATAAGAGAAATTCCAGAGGATAGAACTTGGTTAAGATTCCCAATCTGAATCATCTCGTCCCTGCGCCGCTGGAGGGCTTGGGAAAGTACAGAGATTGAAAATTGGCTTGTCCCCGACCACGTTCCACCAGAGGGCGGTTCTAACAACATATACTCCATTTCAGTGTAGGCGTAAGTATCTGTAAGTGTTCTTAACCTTGGTGATCCTGTAAGCGATCCTAAAGAGTTCCAGAGAATAGAAGAGTTATAGTTAAAATCCTGCCGCCACATCCACGTTAAACTGTTAAAAATGCGAAGTGAAGTCGTAATTATTGTTTGAAGCTCCGCAGTTGTCCAAAAGGAAGTCGTGGACGGAGTAATATTAAGCCTCTGCCCTAATTGGGAGATAGCGGTACTGAGGGTCAACCATGAATAGCTACCGTTTGGCATGAGTCTATTCTAGCTCTTTTTAAGAGCAAACTTCTTTCCTCTGCCACCCTTTTTCTTGCCAACCTTTTTCGCTAATGATGGCAAATGAGCAGCGGCTATGCGAAAAGCATGACGGGGAGAAGTAGCGACAAGAGTTTTGGACTCGTATTTTGGATTTTTCCCGCCAGTATTGTGGCTGATGTTAATAACCGCTCCGTTATCGGCTGATCTGATTCCTACATCCCAATTACCATTACTACCGCCGCTAGGCATAGGTGTCTGTGCCGCTACATCTGTTGTCTGAGATTTACGTCTTTTTGCCATTTCCTTTTAACTTCCTTGTGATTTTTTCTCTCCTAGTGGTTTTCCTCATCCTTGCGATCTTACGCGCTCCCGCAACTTTCTTGCGACCCTTACCTATTGACTCTTGTGTGCAACTTTCAATCTCGTTCATTGTTTACCTGCCACTCGTTTCCTATAGATTGGTTTGCTTGTGGTCGGCTTCTTTCTCGTCCCCGCACTCTGGACAGGTTTCTTGACAATCTTCTTCTTTTCCGCATCTTTTTGGAAACTTTCATTCGCCTTGCGCACCATTTCATCATGCCAAGTGGTGTCTAAATTCTTAGTTCCTGATTCTCCCCACTCTTTAGCCTTACGCGCATAGTCTATCAGTTTATTCCGTATATCTAAGAGGGGTTGTGCCGCATCATCTTGAGCCATTTGATTACCTCTTTCCTGATACGCTCTTATGTGCGGTTTTCTTGCCTTTTCCTTTTTTGCGTAACCCTATTTTTCCTTCGCGCCGAAGATACGATAAAAGGATAGCCTTAGCCTGTTTCTTATTACGAACGATCTTACGCTTCTTTCCCTTAACCTTCTTTCCGCTATGAAGCGTTCCTCGATGGAATTTTTTCATAATTTCTTCTGAGGGCATATTAATCTCCTAAAAAAAAGAGAGAGACAGGCTCACGCCCACCTCTCCCGATAGACTAATACTATCACATATTCCTTTTGTCAAGGTATCATTTCTCTGCTCTCGCTATCCAGGCCGCGAGTATCTTGGGGTCTACGCCGGGTATGGCCTTGTAGTAGGCGATGCGAGCTTGCTGAAAAGCGGCGACGATTTCATCGTTCGGCAGTCCGTTTACGCATGAAACTGTCTGTGGCCCCCATTTTCCATCGATTGTAGGCGCCGGAAGAGTATCATGGAAGATGCTGACATGCGTTGCTGCCGTCTGTAGAATCTTGACCGCCGTTCCCGGTCCGCCATTCACGGCCATGTCAAAGACCCGCTTTGCCACTTCGTCTGAGTCAAGCTGCGCGTACCATTCGTTCCAGAAATTCTTGTAGTAGAACTGCTCGACACCGGAACCGCGCATCTCCTGTGGAAGAAATTTGAGAGTTGCAAACTCTTTCGGCCACACTCCGGAGTTGACGCCGGAGATGGCGAAGCATGGCCCCGCGCATCCGGCAGGGCATCGGTCCGGCACCGTAGCGTAGGCGCGGGCGGGGTCTTCAAATTCCATCATCCAGTTGTAAGCGATATTCCAATCTGCCATCCTGTCCTCCTCAAGCCCAAAGTCGCACAAAGGTACTGACATGGCCGTTGTACCGCCAGACACAGCCTTCAATGTAGCCGAAATAATTCCAAACAATTTCGTGCATCCTGTCCTCCTGTGCGGCACCCAAGGGCCAACACGCTTAGATCGTGCTTAGGATACCCTCGCTAGGGGCGTCCGGGCTTTCCATGGACTTACGCCGCGCATCTCGATTCTACTCCGTGCGCGTCAAAGTGGCAATTCGGACAATACGTCTTCAATGCTGCCATCTCATGCCTCCCTATTGATGAGCTAATTCTTTGAGCCGTGTCGTGACAAGCGAGAGCATTTCATTCCTAAAATTCAACCACGCATAAGGATTACTATTCGCAAAGATGTCAATACGGATTTCATCGTCGATAAATTCCGAGAATTTTGCACGTAGGTCAATAAGACAAAATTCAACAAGCGGTTTCCATCCTTGAGAATGGTTAAAAGCGATATGGCCATACATTCCTTTTTGAAAATCTATCGGTCCCGGATTTCCCTGACAACTGCTGATTGTTTCGATGTACGGGATAGCGTTCATGGCAAGAACAGCATCCACAACATCTACGTCAATTAGCGCGTCATCGAGAACAGTGACAGCTACTTGGGCGTGTTCCATTCTCTGCCTCCGTTGCTTCTGCTCTGCCTCCGTTAGAAACGGATTGCGCGGGCCGTCTCGCCGTCTCCGGGAAACATAGGTGGCTTTAGAATGATAGGACTAAGGCGCTCACCTTGCCCGCGCAACTTGATGCGGCCATAACAGCCGCGAAACTGTGCCGGTCGATGCCTGCCATTAGACACAAATACTCAGCGCATCCGTTACCGTGAATCTGACCGGCAAACTCAATCATACCCCCATCAGGTCGTCTCCGGTGGGATGAACCCCGGAAAGCCAAGCCGCCGAAGCTGCTCCCTGCCTATGGTTTTCCATAGAAAGTCGGGTAAAACATTTTCCAGCACCCTCGGAGACTCTAGGACGCCCAGCACCATCCAACCCCACCAGCCCATGGCCAGCAGCCCCGGCAAGGCGGCAATCCACGCGCCCACAGGCCCCCACAGCGCCTTGATCGACTCCCCAAGCTGCCCCGGCAGAAGCCAAATCAGGGCCACGGCTACCAGGGCGTACCAGGCCCACGCGCAGAGGTCCGTTGCAGGGGTATAGAGCCAGCCGGCGTGTCCTGTCGTGACCGCGTGAGGCGGCGGGATGCTGTGTAGTACGTTCATTGTCCATACCTCCCAGAGCATCCTTCTTCATGATGATCGTCCGAGCGTCCGCAATCAGCACATTTTGGGAATCTAATCCTATCTTGAACACCACACGCAACACGTCCCACGGGCGTATCAGGATGCACAAACCATCCAGGCGTTACAGAGGATTCCACCGCAGGACCGTAACCCTCCCGACACCACCGGCAAGATTGATACGTCCATTGGCATAATCCCGCTGCGTCAAACTTTGCCGTTTTCTTGGCGATAATCTCTGCCAGCACGTCTCCCGGCGTGTAGAGGAGTCCTGCCGGCTGTACGGGCGCGGGTGCGGTCCAGGGGATGCTTGAGATCATGCGGCCTCCCAAATAGCGCGAATCTTGTCTGCTGTATTCTTCCATGCTTCTGCAACCGTCTTGCCTTCGCCCTCGATCTTAACCTTTTTGTAAGGGCTAAAACGACGTATGGTCACCTTGCCGGGAAAGTCCTGAACGGCATGGGCGCTCTTCCAAACCGACTTGACAACTAATTCGTCGTCAGAAAGACCCATAATCATCTCCTTGGACGTGTTTCCATGTCGCCTCATCGGATGCGCTTCGGGATGCGTCACGCAAATCCTCTTGATGCTCTTTGCGTTCTTGCTTAATCTGGGCGCGGAGTCGAATCACTTCCAAAGCCAAAGCACAGCAAGTTGCATCATACTGTCTCGGCGTGTTAACCATGTGCGTAAGAAATTCATCGGTGAACTTAATCTGGAGCGGCGCTACTGGCTGTAGGCTTGTTAGTGCGTAGGCGGTCATTGGGACTCCTGCATTGATTTCAATGCAAGCATAGAGCGCAGTCGCATTATCTCTCTCACGACGGTATACATTTCACGCGGCGTCCACGAACAACGAGCGCAGAAAGAACACATACGCATGTCCTTCATGACGCTACGGATTACTTCATCTGTACTATTTTCACATTCGATCCTTCTCATCACATCCTCCTTCGCACGAACCCGGCCCCCTTGCGAGAGCCGGGAACGTGTTGTGCGCGGGCCGGGTTCGTTTACCGTTTAGGCCACCGCTGAGGACCGGACCCGGAATCCGGCACTGGTCTCTTTGGTAGTTATGGCGGGTATCCCCTAGCCTCCGGGATAGCACCCCGCCCGCGCAACTTGTAAGCGGCAGAGCCGTAGCCCCGCCGCTGTGTGGGGTAGCCGCTGTTACAGAGTCGGCAACGGTGTCAGCGTAGACGGGTCGGTATTTGCGTCCGCTGCCTGCCAGCCGGTAATGCCAGCCTTCAATACCGAAACGCCCTCGGCAATATCTGCCCTGATGGTCGGGTCCAGGCTCGTATCCGCTTCCAGCGCGGCGATTGTGGCCTGTAGCGTGGTCAGCACGGTGGCCTCAGCAGGCTGTTTGTTCACAAGGCCAGAGATAAGGCCGGAGAGCGCCGTACCGAGCGCGACAATCAGGCTGTCGAGGTTCGTGTTGAGGCCTGTGTACTTTAGCACCGAAGGCAGAAGCGCGAGAACGAGTGTGATAATCGCTGTCATGTCAGTTCACCTTTCCGATTGCAGATAGCACAGTGTTGATGTTGGCGGTCACAACCACAACCGCGTTGATGAGTTGCTGCGGCTCCCCGGCGTCAGGATTCGCAACCAAAGCCTTATGCCATTGCTGGTAGAGCGGATCGGCCACGTTAAGCGCGTTCACAACCGAATCGTATGCGGCCTTTTCCGCGAGAGTCGGAGTGAACTTCCCGGCCTGCACATCATCGTTGAATTGTTTCGCGCCAGCGTGAGCGGCCTGTAACGTGTGATTAACGCCGGAATCCGTTGCGTTGATTGCGTTGGGCGGGAGTGGTGCGTTGATGCTCTTGCAGCCCACGACGCCGATAGCTGCCAGCGCCAGAACTGCGGCGATTGCGATTCGTTTCATGTGCGTGTGTCCTCTCATTCGGTTGTGCGCCGGAGCGCGTGGGGTTACTTAGAAATTACGAAATCGACGCCGACTGATTCCTCACCGCTTTCGTCTGGCTCGTATTCGACATTGATTATCTCGACAGCGCGATACCCGTTATCTTTCGACTTTTGTGGGTCGCGGATGAAAATCTCCGTGGCATCCGACAAGTCGCGAGTAATTTGTCTTAAAGTCCCAAGATTCATCGCCTCATCCTCCCTGCCGTGTCAGGCCGCTTGCCCTCTGCTGTTTCGCTACGATTGCTATACAAGACGGCCATTGTGGGCATTGTGCGCCATCATAATTCCCGTGAGCAAAGCAAACCCCACCTTTTGGAGATGGTATCTGCGGAGCTTTCGGTGTGCTGAAAACGCTCATGTACGCCCCTTCGCTGCAAGATGCGCTACTGCTTGACCGGCACAGCGCCGGGAGCCGTTACTTCGGGCACAGGCCCGGTAGTCGTTACATTGACCACTTGAGGGTTTGCCAGCGTTCCGATGTTGGGGTCGCTCTGGACGTAGTTCATCTTGATGCCGATAATAATGCGAACGATTGTTGCAGCGCACGTCACGGCGGCTGCAAGGATAGTCCAAAGCCAGTTGTGCGCGGGGTCTTGCATGGCCACCACAGCTAAAAACGTTGTGAGTGCTGCCGCGATAGACTGCACGGAGCCTGCGTAACCGGCGACGGTTGATTTCCAATCATTCCCTACTAGGACTTGCATGGTCCCTCCTGTTTGGTGCGCTTGCGTGCGTCTTTTGACTTGCGTGGAGCAAGCGTTCTGAATCCGAGACTGTGCAAGAGCGCACAGTGCACATAATGCTCGATAGTTCCGCCTTGCTCCACTACACGTGCCCTGATGCGGCGATGGAGTTCCTCGTCAACTTTGACGGTTTTCTTCATGTGGTAGAATTTACCACTTTACCACTTTTCCTGTCAAGGCTTATTTTTGCCCTTTTTTGCAGGCCCGCTGCGCTTCCTTTTCGTGCTTGCGTCCGTTGTCATAGCAGCGTTGGAAGTGCCTATGAATAGCCGCCTGTTCCCTCTTTGTCAGCTTTGCAAGGATTTTTACGCACTGTACCGGCGGGCAGTCTGGTTCTCCTTCATGTCCGCACGGCCACTGAATCGGTTCCTCTGGTTTGGCGTTCATCTCGTGTATCCCTCCTTGTAGGGCGGTAGTGTGTCGGCTTCCTGCGTCTGGTTGTGGGCCGTCAATAGCTGGCCGGTGGTCTTGGGCTGGTAGAATTTTGGCATCTCCATTCCTGATGCCTTCCATTCGCGATGAAGAGTGGCTATGGCAATAAGAAGCATGAGTATGCCGATAATTATTCTGAACCAGAAGTCTGCGTTTTCGCGCCGAAAATTTGATTTTGAAAGCGTCGCAGCAACAGTCTGAGCAGCGGTTTCCAATGCCTTCTCTGAGTCCTTGCGCTGAGTCCTGAACTCGGTCATAAACTCATTTACGTTTCGATCCAGAGAGCGGAAGTTTGTGACCGCCTCTTTCAAGGGTTTCAATTCTGCCTGCACGGTAGCCATCTCTATCTCCAACGCTGAAAATTTGCCCATGCACTCGCGGACTTGTTGCGCGTCATGTGCCGCCATCTCATCGTACCTCGTACTTCCGTTCTCCCTCGCCGATCTTCGGGGCCGCTATTACTGTCGGCGGCGAGGCCCGATTGTTTATTGCTGCGCCGGGTCGAGCAATCTCCATGCTGCACCAACGGCAATAGAACCGTAGGCTTTATCAATGTGCCTGTACACTCTTCGCGGGTTCTGGGGGCTGTGCATCTTTAACTGCCTGTTGTGCCGCCTGTTTTTCCTTAGCAAGTTGAACCACTTGCTCCTGATACTGCAAATTCCGAAGCAAGCCAATTGTCACCGTCGCCTGGAGTAGCTGCTCCTTCAAGTCCGCAATCTCGACACTTTTCTGCGCGAGTTGCAGCTTCATTTCGGCCACGGTCGGCTCTTTCTTCGGGGTAGGTTTGTCCTGAGCATAGGTCAGCATCGAACCGGCCAAAAGCAGAAATGCAAATGCAAATTTCGTCATTCCGTCTCCTTAGTGTGGGAAGCAGCTTAACAGCAAATAAACATTCGCATTCCATGCTGTCGCCGTTCCGCTTGAGTTGAAATTGGTGATCGTCGCGCTTGTTGTCGAATCATTGGTTTGCATACAACGGTTGATTGTTGAATTTACGGCATTATTGCTGATAGTACAAGTGCAACTCCAGTCATTTGCGGCTGATGGCAGACCGATAACACCACTTGACCCCCAGGAACCGCTGCCAGTAGACATCGTAAACGACGTAGGTCCATCTGAACTATTTATCGCGGCACCCGTGCCGAAACCGCTAGTGATTGTAGGCGCGGCATGAAACCATTTAATTGTACCCATTGTCACGTCGCCCGAAGTTATGGCGATATTCATGCCGATAGTGCCCCATCCACTAGCAGGACCGGCAGTAAAACCGAGATTGATTCCTCCGGTAGAATCATCGCCAATTCCAATGTCTGATGATCCGTTTGTGACAATCACAATTCGCGGATCGCCAACTCCACTATTCCATCCACGAAATACTAATTGCGGGAATGAGCTGCTCGCTGCTGACGTTCCTATATCTACAGCATCAGTGCCAAGTGAAGTTGTGGCAAATGCGCCACCGGGAACATAGAAATAGCCAGTCCCATTTACCAGCATAAGATTGGAATTACCCAAGAGTACACTTCCATCGCCGCGCAAGGTTAGTGAGTTACTTGTAGTCCCCGCCGTAACAGTTGCTATATTGAAGCTCAGTGTATTGGAAACACTCGTAGAGCTACTAAATGTAGCTTTTATATCTGTATAATCAGCAGTATTGTTGCTTGACGGATGCAGCGCAATCATGTTACCTGACTGCATATCAACATCGAGAACATTCGGCGGATAAACTGTCATTCCTATTCCCGTGTTGGTCAGTAAGGCATAAACATCGACTAAATCGGGAGCCGTTCCACTAAACCCTTGTAGCAAACGTGGCATATAGGTGGAATCGCCAAACTGCACTAATCCCGTGCCAGTCAAAATAGCGGTGGACGCTCCTCCAAACGGAATCACCGTCTGCATATTGTCGATTTGCAAACCGTAAACAGAACCTAGAGTCACTGCTGATCCTGCCATGATGTTTGGCGGGAAAATATGGATTCCTGCTATTGTTGGGATCGCTCCAACGCTGGTAGCCGTGGCTACCAATGCTATATCTATGCCATCCCAGCGAGGAGTGCTTCCCGACGAAATGCCTCCGGTTCCGTTGTAGATGCCCCTGAATTGGCCACTGACGTAGTGATTGAAATTCGTTGCCCCATTAAGCTGCGCCTCTGCATCAAAATCAGCATAAGCGCACGCATCATTATCTGTGGGATAGCATCCGGAAAAGCCGTCTGCGTTGAAGATGAGTCCGCTGGTGCTGAGCGAGTGAAACGCAAATCCTGGACCGAGACCGGGAAAAGTTGTCGCGTTCACCGGCTGCGTAATGCCCACTACGCCGCTAGTTGCTATTGAGCTTGGACCAACTTCAAAGTAGCTATTTACATACACAGGCCCGGTAAATGCAGCACCCGATAGCGCGGCAGCGCCCAAGTTTGCTAAAGCAGCCGGTGCCGTTACAGCGCCCGTTCCGCCTTCATTAATAGGAACGGGCACGGTAACACCAGTTGCAATTATATAAACATCAGTTAAGGTTACTGGATTTGTATAACAATTTGGACATACAGTTAGAGAACTATTACTAAATACTACATCATATCCCGTTCCTATAGTTGCATAAATTGGAGTAATTGAACCATTACTATTTGCTATAAATGGAGTTTGAGGAGAAGTTGTCGCTATTATTTGTGTGCCGGTTAGATAAACTGTAACAGTGCAGTAAGGTACGACTCCCTGCATATAATTGGTTGATTTCATGCCGGAAGTTAGAGCCTGTGTGCCATTATTAACGCAATCGTAAACAGGAAGAACCGCCGTCTGAGCTATTGCCCCAACAGAGAACAGAAACATAAATGGTAAAAATTTTTTCATTTTGTCTTTTCCTTTTTACTTACCTAGAAATCTTTGCCGTTATCGTAACGCCAGAGTTTGCAAGCGAGGCCAAGTACAATGCAACATACTTAGGGTACAAAGATGTAGTTTCAAAACGCCCTACATTGCTTGCGTTAACAGCAGTAATGCTTCCAATCTTCACATAATTCCCCGGACTTGGATACCCATTCTCCGTTTCCGCCCCCATAATGTCTATTTCAAATGACCCCGGAGCGCCGGAAAACTGTACCTCTACTGCAAAGCCCCAAGGATAGAAAGCTGAGTCTACCCTTTGTAGCATAAAGGCTGTACTTAGTGATCCTTGTGTTGCCGCTACTGGCACTGTTTCTCCTATCCAAAACAATCCTTGCTTCGTGTATGCAAGGGGCGCTGCTAAACCATTACCGGGATAAGGTGGCATTTCTGTTTCCTCCTATCGGTCAAATGAGCCGACCGAAGCCGTTCCGTTAGTGTTAGTGTGTGAATCGTTGTTGTATGTGCCATTCATTCTGGCTTTGGTGAAATAGATGTCTCCAAGGTGCCGGTCCATAATTCTGATTTTTTTGAGGCGATTATCGTATTCAGCCCTCGCCGCACCAGCTAAGAATTGCCAATTAGCCCCCGACCCACGCTCCATCTTGTCCCCTTTTTGGCTCTCACGCCACAAATACGCTACCTCCATTGCTCTCCACTTTACCAACTCCTCTGTAAGTGGGGCAGGTATTGTGTCTGTAGGGTTAACAAGAGGTGGTAGATTACACTGACACATAAACGTGTATGGAAGTTGACTTAAAGGATGAGGATAGAGTTCGTACAACATTTGCCCATAAGTCGAACTCCCTTGCCTAGTATCAGGACCATAGGGTACAACGAAGGTTGGCTGGTCAAATTCGGTCCTCTGCGGGTCTTCTTGTGACAAATCCTCCTGTGTCATACTCCACCAATCCATAGGAGAGTTATTAGTCGTGTCAACTATGGTTTGCCATCTTTTGAACCCTGCTGGAGCAGGGTAATAGCACTGATACACAAGATAGCCCCCGTTGATGATTTGAGGCTCTCCCCATGGTCTATCAATTGTCAGCGTTGCAATCAATGTGACCGAGAACTTCGCTGCTGTTCCTCCATGCGAAAACGTAATGTACGGAGTTGTATAGTTGTTTCCCGCTGTTAAAAGAACAGGAGGGAGAGTTACCGTTCCATTGGCATTAACCGTAATCGAAACAGTCCCTCCTGCGCCTATTCCGGGGTCAAGAATAGGTACAACATAGGTTCCCGGCGTCTGCGAAGAACCACCGCTCAGGATTGTCGCATAGGCAACCGTTCCGTTGTTTCCTAGCGCGATAATATTGTAAAGGCTATAATAGGGTACACGAATTTGCTGCTGTGTAAGCAATGGAGGGTAAGGAACTGTTGCCGTCCATGCTGCTGTTGCAACCGCATCTCCTGTAATCGTATTTGTGAATGGCGTGACGGTAATTGTGCCGGGACTTAAAAAGTTAGAGTTTGGTCCGCCTAACATTCCAGGGGTTAACCAACCTCCAGTTTGTATCTGGAAATTCCAAGCATTTTCGTCTTGGATTGAGGTGTATGCTTCATTGATTAACGTAGCTGCAAGGCCCCTGTTCATGCCCGCAATGCCTAACATCTGTTGAACCATGTTAACGAAGGCCATATAATGCCTCCATCGTGTTATAATTAGAAGAGTTAAGTGCGGCTAGGCTCCGCACAATGGAGGTAATTCCATGCGCAACCTGCATCAACAGGTAGCCCAGCCGCTTGATGAGTGCGGTAAAATATAAAGGTGCGGCGGACAGTCGCACAAGGAACAGGGGTTCCTTATGAAACACAACGTGAAGGAACACGTTATTGTCCTGCCGCCATCCAATGATACCGCATTTATCTATGGTCTGGTTGATCCGCGAACTGGATATATTCGCTATGTCGGCAAAGCAGTTGATCCTGAACGCCGGTACAATGACCATTTTTCTAAATTTGAACTTTCTCCAAATACAAAGAAAGTTAACTGGATTAAATCTCTCCTCGCACAAGAACTTAAGCCGAGTATAATATTGCTCGAAAAAACGCATAGTGATGCTTGGCGGGAAGCTGAAAGGCGATGGATTGCTTTTTATCGAAGCATCCCTGGATACCCCGAACTTACAAATGGCACATCTGGTGGAGATGGAGCGGAAAAAGGCTCTAAGCATAGACCAGAGTCGTTGCGAAAAATGATTATTTTTCATAATACGAAGGAGTGGTTGCAAAAGATTTCTGAGTGTAGCCGAAGACGCCCCAAACGTGAAGATTGTACTTCCAAATTCATCGGAGTTTCTTGGGCTAAGCATGAAAAACTCTGGCGTAGTTGTCTTATGACCAATAGAAAAACAATAGGTATTGGATATTTCAAAGAAGAAATTGATGCTGCTCGCGCCAGAGATTGTAGGGCAATTGTAATATTCGGAGACGATGCCGTTCTCAACTTTCCACGCCCGTCTTATTCTGATGAAGAAATCGCAAAGCGAATTCAAAAACATGGGAAATCTATTAGAAATAAGTCGGGATACAAAGGAGTTTCTTGGAATAAAGAACATAACAAATGGACATGTGATGTTAGACGCAAAGGGGTGGGAGCTTATTTTGGGTATTTTCCAGCCACAGAGCAAGGAAAACTTGCCGCCGCTAGAACTTTCGACAGGTGGGTAATCGAACATCTTGACGAGTTCGCCTACACCAACTTCCCGCGCTCCGATTACGAATGACACTTCTCACCTTCTACTTCTTCCCCGCTACCCGCTTGCGTGAAGACCGCTTTGTAGCAGGTTTTTTAGCCGTTCCTTGCATCTTGAGTTTCCCCGCTACTTTGACAGGATGAATGGCTTTCTTTCCTGCCTTCTTCCGGTTCCGTGGAAGACTCTTCCTGTAAGCAGGGTTACCATCAAAATGAGCATCGTCGTGATCGTCCATCCACGCCGTACCCTTTGTAGCCTTCTTTTTGGTTGCCATGTTTTTCCTTCCTCTTAGTCTTCTTTTTCGTTGGCGGGAACTGCTTGTCTGTAGTACCTTGGGAACTCCTCGTTAGTCTTCCTAGCGAGATCAATTTCGCCCGAAGCGTGGGTTCCGCCAACGACATAGTTTGTCGGCGTAACCTTCGCAGCAGAACCTCCGCCAGATGTGTTGTAGATGCTCTTCGTCGCCATTTTACGCACCTCCGCTTTTTCTCCCATCAACGCTCAAGCATCGAGAAAACTACTTCAATATAGTTTTCTTCCCTTGTCTCTTGCCACCGCCCTTGTGGTGGTTGATCTTCAAACTCCCTGATTTGTGAGCGTTTGCACTAACTGTGTGCTTTGCATTCCGGGGAGCAGCCTTTGCGTGAATCTTTGGATGATGACTCTTGTTCATTTTCTTTCTCCTTTTCCTTTTCTTGTTTCATCCTCTACCTAAAACGCCCTTCGCAAGTTGCCCTGCCGGGACTCACGAAGGGCGTCTATGTCTGTCCACCGGGAGAGGAAAAAACAGACCTTGTTGAAAAATCCTTTTGTTATGCCCCGCCAATCACCGTCAACTGTACCGACTTTGTGGCGATACTGGCTCCGCTACCTAATGGAACCCATCCCGGAGTGTTCGTGAGAGAGAACGTGTACCAGAATATCGCCCATGTTGCCGCAGTTGCTACGCCACCAACCGGCACAGGAACGCCAATATAGGTTCCGTCCGTTGTTACAACCAGTCCAAGCACTGCGTCAATAAAGAACGGCTGGAAAGAAACGGAAATAATGTCGCCTGTCGTCTGGTTGTAAGAAGCAGGACCGTTACCATATCCAATAAACACCTGCCGGTTACCAGTATGGATCGGATACTTCACTGGCGTTAAAGTTGTGAGAACCATTGCTTCTCCTTGTTTATAAACCTGTGGGGTGGATATTTCTACCCACCCCTAACTCTGTTAGTCTTGGACTGTAGGGCCATCAAGCAATACCTTAATTGGGGTATTTGCAAGTGGTGAGGTTACTGGATCAAGAACGTTGCCAATTGCGTATGGTCCATAGGTTTGGCTAGATGCAGCCAGTGTCCCGTTGGCAGAGCCTCCGCTAGTGACGATGGCAAAGTAGTTTGCTTGCTGTGTGTTGGTCGAGCCACATAATACTGTAGCTACTCCTAGTTCTTGAATGAATCCATAGTTTCCCGGAGTGATCGAGTTCAAGAACACTACCGGACGAACTGATCCAACACCCGCCAAAGCTACGTTACCAGATAAAGCAACATCGGCGCTGGTAACAATGTTCATCGATGTTCCCAACTGCGCGACAACCGAACCTCCAGAACCGCCTAAAGCAGTCAAAGAGAACGATGGAGGAGAAACGTAATTGATTCCTCCCGCAATTACTGTTGGGTTTCCAGAAATTGCGCCTCCGGCAACGACGATCTGTAAGATTGCTCCAGAACCTCCGCCTGTTGCCGTTGTCCCAGTAACCGTATATGTTCCGTTGGTCATACCAGAACCTACGGCTGTTGTAATGGCAGACTTCACTGAAGTTCCTGCGCGAAGGTATCCAACGGTTCCTGTCTTCACGTTTGAAGAGGTTGCGCCTGAGTCAACCTGTACATAACGATAACGACCTGAATACAAAATGCCGTTGGTCGTGTAAGACGCAGAGAGAGCTTCGTCATTCGTCACGTCGAAGTAGTCGCCAGCGTTTAACCCACCACCCGCATATGGGAAGTTTGTGACCGGATCGGTCTGACCCGACTGAGACGCGCTATTCACGTTGTTTAGTGCAAGCCAGGTGGGAAGTGCTTGTTGTTGTGGCATCTTAAATCTCCTTAACTACTGAAAACTTGTTTCTCTTCCTGCTTACTTAATCCTCAACTGGCATTAGCCAATTGCTGTAAATCCAAAGGCGTATGCATTCTGCCTGGGTTGGACGCAATACAGGTTTGTAGCCAACCGCATGAAGATTGTATCCACGCTCACGTTATTCCACTGACTCGTTCTGCGAACTCCGAAGTTCCATCCGGGCTTGTCTGTGGTCCGAAGTTTGAAAGTCTCAGGCGTCAGGAAATAAACCGCTTCCGAAGGCTGAATACTTGCATTCGATGGCAAACCAGAGTTTGTTGGCGACAAGTTAATTGCTGCTCCTGTTGCATTAACGAATTGAGGAGTAGTGTATGTGACTGTTGCCGTGTTCGATCCTACGCCGTCTATTAGCGTTGTATTGCCCGATGCCCCAGATGTAGCAGGGTTTCCCGATAGAGGGATGTAGTATTGAGCAATCGCCGATGGAGCCAAAGGATCGGAGTAAATCTGCGTTCCATTGAAGTTCAAAGCATCCCACGTAATGTCATGCTTGGTATTCGATACGTCACGCCGATAAGCATCCAAAGCTATCGCAATAGCCTTGAAGCCGTACATATTCGTGATTCCCAACTTTGGTTTCCCCCCTGTCTGCTTACATTGTGTCCAAAGTTGGAATAAAGAGCCAAAGTTGATTTGTCCAGGGCTGCTCGTAGCAGGAGATGACGTTGTTCCGGTTGTTACCTGCTGGCCGAGGTAAAGAGGAGTGACGTTAATTGCCGCTCCTACCGCTCCATTCCTCAACTGCTGACCATAGCTCTTGTAGATGTTTCCATAGAGCGATGTGTCAATACCGTTATTCAAGGCTTCATCCAAACCATTCGATACCTTGTAACGGTTATCCGAAATCGTTGTGGTCGATTGTTGTCCATGGCGGTACGCATCCATTTCCAGCATCGTATTGATCTGCATGACCAATGCTTCCATGAAGATAGCGTAGAGGTCACAGATTCGCGCAGGACCAGAGTTAATGACACCACCCTGCTTGGACCCGTCATCCATTTCCCAGTCGTCCATCGGGAACCAAGACGCATACCCCTTCTCATAGAACTTCAGCTTGTCGGTGATCTGCTGACGGGTCACAGTGATCGTCTGGCCCGGATTGACACCGGCACCTTGCGGACGACCATACAGGAAGACTTCCGTCATGCCTGCGCCGCCAAGATACGGGTCAGCTACACCAGCACGACGTAACTCTTCGAGAAACGGAGTACCCACAAAAAAATTGTTCCAGACCGTCTCACGCCTCACACTCTCTAGGTTTGTGCTGTCGATTTCTGAAAAAGTTGGATCGTTCTGAGTAAACGCCATGTTATTGTCCTTTCAGCTTATTAAGCTGCAACTTCAATCTTTTCTTACGCTACTGCCTGTTCGCGCTCTTCAAGAGCTTTGTGGATGTTGTTGAGAGTTAAGTTCCTGCGCTCTTGCTGAGTCATCTTTGTTGGGTCAGGACGCTCTCCTGCCGCAACAGCCCTCTTTAAGTCGGTAAACTTTGCCGAACCCGGAGGCAGCTTAGTGTCTGGATTACTTCCAGCTTGCTCCGCTCTCTGACGTTCCTTGGCCGCAAACTCCTTTTCCCGCTCTTCCATCTTTGCTTTCCACTCTGCATCTTTAGCGGCTGTAGCTGCGGCGGCTACTTCTTCGTCATGTTTCTTCGCTGCTGCTTGACGCTGCTCCTCTTCCTTTTCCGCAAACTTAAACGTCCTAGCCGCATACTCCATTGGAGATAGCTTCAAGGCATCTGCGTTTTTAATAAGTTCAGATGGAGAGATTGGGAGAGGGCTTCCATTGTAGAGCGTTGCGTACTTATGCATGATGTTCATTACGCCATACATACCGTCTCCTACGCGACTTACAACGACATTAGGATCGACAAATGTAGGAGTTCCGGGTGTCTTAGTCGGGTCTGGCGGGGGAGTGGCTGGAGGAGTAAATGTAGGAGCATCTTCAGGCTTGATTCCAAGCGCCCCAAGGTAACCTTCTCTCTGTGCTTTATAGAATGCAGCTTCCGCCGCATTGTCTGCTGCCTTCTTTGCTAGATCGTTGCGCTCTTTTTCCCATGCCGCTACGCCGGGATTGTAAGTATTAGTCCAGAACTCGTCTACACTTCTCTTACTGAGTTCTGCTGCGTCCTGTGCGGCCTTAGCCGCCGTTGCTGATGCTTCTGCCGCTACCCTATCCGCTTCCGCCTTGGCTGCGGCTTCCTTTGCGGCCTTTTCCTTTGCTTCCGCATCGGCCTTAGCTTGATCTGCTGTAGTTAGGATTCCGCTAAACGCACTCATAGCCTTAGCATCAAGAGCGGCTATCTGCTCATCTGTGAGACCGGATTGCTTCAAAACTTCGGCGACTGTCATGATTCACTATTCTCCCGGATTTCTTTGTTCGTTAATAACTCGGTTGTTGTGTTGTAGGTGTTGGCTGCGGAGGAGCAATCATCTTTGTCTGCGCTTCTCCTATTGCTTGTACAATCTTGTTCAATTCAGCAGCGATCTGAGGATAAGCCTGCGCCATTTCTTGAGCGGCTTGGGACCATTTACCAAGGAGGGTTTGTATCTGGTTTGCTGGCCCCTGTGATGGAGGCTGTTGTCCACCTTGCGCTCCCCCAGAAGGGGGAGGGGGAGGGGCGGAACCTGTTCCCGAAGGACTGGAACCGCCCTGATCTGGCATAGGTTGAGGCATTGTAGCCATTTCATCTCTCCGTTAGAGGGGGTTGACTACTACGCCTTTATCGCAAGTTTCTTGCTGTGCCGCTTGCCGCCCCTGCGCTTGCGTCCAGAAACCTTCTTCACATGCTTCTTCCCTGCAACTTTGTGACGGGCCATGGTGTTCTCCTTGTGCTTCGGTTAATTTGTTTATGGCAAACAAAAATGGCGACTTAGGCCATTTTCGCCTAGTCGCCAGTTGTTCCCAAAGGAGGGGGCCGCGCACTAATGTCTCGACGCCTTACGCTTTTGCATTGTTCCGCCTCTGCGTTTTTGCGTCTTAAAGAGTTATAGAGCAAAACGAGCCGGTTTGTCAAGGGGTAAATTTAAGAAATCTTCACTTTTTTATATCTTCGCTGTTTTTTCTCTATTATTTTTGCTATAATGGGGTTGTGGGAGCTTGAGACTCCCGCACATTTCAGGCTAGAAGGAGCCATAAATGCCAACCCCACACTCCCCATTGTACCCCGAAAATCCCTCCCTTCCTGAATGGTCGGTAGTAAATTTTGCGTTTGATTTGAATAGTACGGATTCAGAAGAGGATTCTTTTGATGACTGTTCGCAGGAACCATTGCAATCAATAAAAGAGATTCTCGAAGAGAATGACGCTGAATTTCGCCATAGAACCTGTACTAAGTGTAAACAATCTTTACCTCTCAGCAGTTTCAGTAAAGATGCTCATACTGCAAGTGGGCGTAGGGCAAGATGCAAGAAATGTACTCAAGAGTCAGAAGACCGCGAGAAGTCTAATGAGAGAACTCGGAAGAGCAGGGCTAATAATCCTGAACGCTATAGGAAAAGGAATAGGCTAAATTCTAGAGTCTTTAGGGAGCGTCATCCAGAACGCAATGCTGTCGCTAAAAGATTATCAAGGATAAAGCATTGGGCTACTACTGCCGTTTCGAGATGCAGGTTACGCGCTAAAAATGAAAATCTTCCTTTTGGTTTTACAAAGGAAGATATTTCCCCGCTACCTGAGTTTTGTCCTGTATTGGGAGTGAAATTGATTTATGACGGTAAAGGTGAGCGCCGTTGTTGGGCTAGTATTGATAAGATAATCCCCTCAGTAGGATATGTTTCAGGCAATGTTCGCGTTATATCGCTATCGGCAAATTGGGCGAAATCGGATGGTATAGGAGATTTATTCCCTGTTCGTCTAAAAAGAAAATCATTCGTTTCCGCGCCCGATCAACCATCTCTGTTTGACGGCTTATAGTTCCTTGTCTCCCACCTTTAGGAGCGTCCTTACCTCGACAGATTTTGCGTCTGTCAGCTTCTCGTTTTGCTCGATGTTTATCCCTTGGATGTAACCTTTATTGTACAAAACAACCATTTTACCGTCAGTCTTGGATGCCTTCATAATCTCATCTACCTGAGATACGTCTGCTGGCAATTCTATGGTTGCCTCTGTTCTCAGGTAATCACGCTGCACCTTAATTTTGATTGCCATTTGTTCTCCTATGTCGTTTGATTTCTTACTCTTTACCCGCCCAAACATTCAAAGCATCCGCTAATCGGAGAGCATTATGAAGGTCGTCTTTTGGAAACCCTAGCATAAATCCTTCTCCTCCGTCTGAATTGATACGAAGATATATGTCATCATACTCTGACCATTCTTGTTCTGGAATAACATACGCTTTCCCAGTAAAGTTTTTCGGGAAAGATTCGGTATTTTCATCCATATTAACACTCAACTTTCTTTCACCGTAGTCCTGGGCGCTCCGCCTGCTCCGCCCTTTTGCGATATTTTTGGCTGCTTGCCGCCACTTGGAGGCCGTCCGCCAGCGTGTAATCCTCCGCCTCCACCCTTACCTCCACCGCCCTTTCCGCCATGTTCCTCTGGCGGTTGTAGACCAAGTTTCTTCATTTCCTCCGCTGCCATAGCCGCAGCAAGAATCTTCATCTTGGTCAACTCTAATTGCTCTTTGAAATATTTCTCCATTTCCTGCTTTGCGTTAGGGATGTCCAACTTTCCAAAAACGGTTTCCCATGAGATCGGACAGTCTGGAGTCCTTTTAAGCTGGAGAAACTTCAATTGCTCTTGAGCCTGAGTAATCTTCAAAAGCGTGCTAGGAACTGAAATCAATCTCAATTTCTTAACAAAGAACTTTGCCCTAGTCAAACGATCATACATAGAAGGAGTTGTGGGGAATCCTCCATTAACCATTTCATCTGGAAGATGGCTAGGAACCATATCGTCTGGATTATAGTCAAACATTTCCTTGGCTATATGGTCTGGACCAACGTATTCGATAAGCCTATTCGCATCCATCCACTGAGGAATGAGGTTTTTCATCCTCTCGCCAACACGCTTGTTGGCCTTTTCAATCCTCATCGCTATACCCTTGGCGATAGGACCAATAGTTTCTAGCTGCTTATCCGCAGCATCGCTATTCATATTGATTTTTAGGTTGGCAAGATTCCCAACATCATTCAATCCAAGCTGTGCAAGTTCCTTGTCTCCTAGATATTTCAGCAGCGTCCAGTTTTCGTTTGTCACGTTCACTGAATCAGGCAGAAGCGATTGGAACTCTTTAGTAGGCTCCCCACCTGTTAATCCAAGTCTTACATTAGGCTCAAAGATGTCAAAATGCTCAATCTTTGATCCTCCATTATCGTCCAAGTTGTATCCCATTGGGGGATTCATCTTGGCCGTTTGAACTTGATCTACGAGCCTTTCGTGCTTCCTAATCGTTGTCTCAATTGACGCTACATCCCCTACTAATGAACGTCCTAGCGCCTCCCAAGCCCAATCATCTACCGTGTACTGGATAACAGGTATCTTTGAGTCCCAGTCGAAGGAAGTACCGTCATACATCGGGCGGTCGAGTCCAGCAGACGTAATGATGAGCCGTAGGTTAGGGTAGATTCGACAATCCTCCACCATTGCAGGGCGCATGTAAGGTTCACCATTTCTCATCCCTCCAAAAATAGGCTGTCCTAAAAAGGGAACTTTGTAGAACCACGAGGTTCCCGGATCACCCATCTGCATTTCTTTTCCTGTTGTGTTGATCCGTATATCTCTTATAAACGTGTATCTTATCTCCGTATAGAGGTTTCCAAAACTCCTGCTCTGTACATCTCCTACCATCCCATAACGCCATGTGGCAGCAAAATCCTGCCGCTGCGCCTGAATCAGAGTTTTGTAATTGTTACGTCCGACTGTCTGTAGCTGACCTTGAAACAGAGGAAATTTTGCGCTTGCCTCTGCAATCGGCATGTAGTCGTATACTGTAACCGCGTAGGCATCCTGTACGTCATTGCTTCTAGCAGGTATCTGGACAGGAACAACGTCTAATAATCCTAGCGCGTCAAAGGTCATCTCACGTGGGCCAAAGCCATACTCCGTCGGCCTCACTTTAGGCCATAGGTATCCTATGCCCATGACCGTAGCGTACTGCAAAACCTTTAGGATTTGGTAGGGGAAATCTGACTCTAAATAAACACACTTTGAGACCTTTGTAAGCATCTCCGCCATTGCTTTATAGGCTGGCACGTCGCTGCTGAAACCGGCGATCTCGCGTACTTCGGCAAGAGTCTCGCAAAATTTTCTGACGTTGTATTTTAATTGGTTTGTGACTAATCCGCTCTTGGTTTTATCCTTAAAAATTGCATCAAAGACACGCAGATTGGCATTTAGATTTGTATAGCATTTCTGGCCGCTTAGGTAGCCTTCGCCTTCTTTGATCTGCTCTTCAACCCAAGCTATTTTCTGGCTCGGCAGAGCTTCCCACGGCGGAACTTGCCACGTTACGGTTTCTGTTTCAGCCGTTGGGCCAACAATATACGTTGCCATTCATACTCGCATTCCTCCCGGTGCGTTCCTCGATTCCGGCTCCCATTCCAGAATCAACTAAAGAGCATCATAAACCAATTTCTATCAGCCGTCTACACCTTTATTAGTGCCGATCTTCAAATGCCTCGGCATGTAGGTAGCTTTCCCGTTCAAACGCTGTTGGGTCTTTCCTCTCTGCGTTCCGTTCTAAGGCTCTTCTCATAAATTCCCTGTTTTTGTTGTCCCGTGCGTTTTCCATTAAAGTACGAGCATCTCTGCGCCATTCCTGTTTGAAACTCTCCTCTATGGCTCCACGCTGTTCCTGCTGGTAACGATGCTCTACTCGTTCCTGTCGCCGCTGCATCTCCGAATACCGTTCTGCCTCTTGTACGCTACCACAAACGACTTTCTCGTATCCTCTCGGCGCAGGGACGTTCTCAGGCATCCCGGTCATAATCTTTCCTGATGCGTCCCTATAAAAGACTGGTTTTTTGTCTAGTTGAGCCTTGCTTGACCATCCTCTCGGCCTCATATCCCTAGCCATATCCGTCGCGCCTTGGGTGAACCGCCGCCAGATGTAGCGTACATAATTCATGAGTCCTGGTCCGTAGGAAGGCCAGTATTCAGACTGCATCCAATCGGTCATCATCCAATGGGTTACGTTTTCTAGCCTATCCTTATCGTTAAGCATCCATGTCCCGTTAAAGACAAACCATTGCTTTTTATCGTTATTCCACCAGCATTGTTCTGCGTGGCCGCACCAGACGATTGCCCTTTGGGTGCTGCTGTCAGGTAGACCATATTTAACGCTCAACCATTCTCTTGATATTTTTAGAGCAAATGCTGCCAGTTTACGTTCTTTCTTGAGCGCGGCAAGTTCCTCTTTTAATGCAGATATACGGTCAGTCAGGGTTTGTGTACTCATTTTCCCTCCTTTAACTTGGGTTATTGACTTCTAGTATAAGCAGTCCATTTATTTCTCCTGTGCTTTCTTCTTTCCCTTCTAGACGCTGAAGTTGAGCGTCTATTACGAAATAATCTTATTTGAAACTTCCCTTTGAATTTTCTTATTTCAATGTCATGCACAAGACCACAATCACAGCACTCAAACTGGAACTCCGCTCCCAAAGCATACCATTTCCCGTCTTCTCCATCTATTTTACGTATTATCATCGTCCGTCCTCCAACTGTAGTTTTTGTCCTACGCTGCTTGCAACCTGTCTCAGTTCCGAGCCGGGGATATTGATCGCCTCGTATCCCTCACCCTCTTCTGCCTTCTTAAATCCTAAAAGCCCTGCGTTAGGAACTCCTAAACGAAGATTTTTTGCCTTTTCTCTTTCGTAAATCTCTTCCGTCAGAATCTCTCCTGTCACATCGTCCTGCGATATATCCCCGCGCTCCAAAGCTAGTTTAGCAACTGGCGTAGTCATTAAATGGACAAAATTCTCGCTGAACTCCATCTTGCTAATGACCTTTAGTGTCTCCTGATGCCGCTCAGGGTACGTCATGTCCGCAGGGTTTTTCTTCTTTCCCTGCCTTACTTTTTGTTCCTTAGCCTCGTAATAGTCCCTTGAGTCAATCCTCTTCTTCCTCTGTTCGGCATAACGTGGCTGTATTTTCGTAAACTGGAGCCTATCGAACTTCGACCTTTCTCCTAGCTTTTCAATGTCGCGGTTCCCCCAATAAAACGTAAACCCCCAAACCTTATATTTAATCACTAATCCAAATTCGTCTGAGCCTTTGCATATTATTGATCCACAATCCAACACTATAGTTGTCCATGAGGTCCATAAATATAGACAACGTTCTAGTTCGTTCTCTCGCTTACCTATCTTGATGAGATTCATATCCTCTTCTCTCTGCTACTAAAACAATAAAAGACCGGGGCGGTTGCTCTATTTTCTTTCAAGCATTCTGCGTTGCCACAAGGCCCTCGCCGAGCCTAAGTATGTTCAGTGCGGCGTTGAGATCGCGCCCAAGAACTAATCCACAATTCGGGCAATTGTGGATTCTATTTCTTCGTTCTTTAGGCACCTTTTCGCCACAACTACTGCATCGTTGCGTCGTCCCGCGTGGATTAACCGGAATAACCCATTTGCCAGCGTATTCTGCTTCACAATTGAGCCGTCTGATTAATTTCCCCCATGCGGCATCTAAAATTTGTTTTGCATAATTAGACCTCGCCATATTTCTAATGGTTAAATCTTCATGCACAATTAAATCATATTTGGAAACAATCTCTTTCGCTACACTTATTAAATATGAATGGCGTAAGCCCATAATATGTTGATGCACTCTGCGTAAACGCTCCTTAGATTTCTTGAGGTTATTGCTGCCTTTTTGCTTCCGTGCTAAATCTCGGTTCGCTTCAGCAAGATTCTTTTCTTCTTTCTTCGTCCAACGTGGATTGCTAATCTCAGTGCCATCGCTCAACGTAACAAGCGATGTAATACCTAAGTCAATCCCTACCGCATTGCGCACGGCAATCTTTTCTGGAGCAGGACCAATATCACATACTATTTGAGCTTGCCATTTCTGGCCGCAGCGTTTGACATGTATTTCCTTCAGTTTGCCTTTAATTTTACAACGTGTTTTAGCACGGAATTTTCCTAGTTTAACAATTTGCAATTCTCCCTTCCGGTAATATGACCTTTCGCAATCTACAGTAAATGAATTATATCTCTTAGGAGAGCGAAATCGCGGGAATCCAGGATTCTCGCCAGACTTGCAGCGGCGGAAGAAATCTTTAAACGCACGATCCAAACGGCGGAGGGGATCGCGTTGAACCTTTAACGGACTTTGAGCATATTCTTCTATACCAGCACGTAACTCTGTTAGTTGTTTCTGCTGGTCATATAATGTTAAACTAGTTCTATGTGATTTCCATACATCTATACGTTGCTGGAGCGCCATGTTGTACAACTCGCACAGTTGAACGAGAAGACGCGTCAACATCTCATCCTGCTTGCGAGTGATTTTCAGGCCCATTGTGTACGTCCGAATCATACTTAATTATACCTCAAATTCGTCTGTCCCTCTGCATTGCACAGAGCCGAAATCATGTACGACCGTAAACCACGGTGTCCAAAGGTATAGACAACGCTCATGCTCATTTTCGCGCTTAGTGAGTTTGAGGAACTTCATGCTTCCTCCATTGCCGGGAACTTAAATATCTTCCCCGCATTAGGACATTTTAGATAGAGTTCCGCCAATCGTGGGTTCATATCAGGCCATTCATCATGCACAGGATGTCTCACAGCGGCTTTAAGTCCTTGTTGAGATTGAAAGTTCATTTCACAATGTTCACAATATGCTGTGAACGGTCCACTCAACCTCATGGCTGTATCGCTCATCGTTTCCCGCCCCTCATTAGTCCTTCTTTCATCCCTCTGTGCGCTTCGTTCCAAGGATGCAGCAGTTCGCTGTCAGGCGCAAAGCCGTCATTCTCTTTCCTCGGCCTGTTGGTTAGGTCTACGATTTCTCCGCCTCTTTGAATGTACCCGCCAACGCGGATTTCGTCACTGATCGAAGGCTCCTGTGCTGCCTTTTCTGGCTTGTTCCATACGTCATTCCACCACCGAATAATTCCCATAGTCCTCTCCCTTCAATCACCATTCCCCTACAGAAAACGTGTTCGACATACACCGCCCCTTGTTGGGGTCAGTTGACTTCTTTTTCGGCTGCGCATACCTACGCTGAGACCTAGCAGACAAGTCATCATACGTGTGACAATTCAAATAACTCTGTGCTGCCGCCCTTATTCTATCGTCATGTTTGTTCTGCTGGTGAATCATTTTGTCTCTTCCTCCCTCTACCGTGCGGCGCTCAAGAGTCTTCAACTCCTCTATCAGCCACTTCGATAAAGGAACATACCATCCACCATTGACTGCCTCTACAAAGCGATCCATAAGAATTGGTACGGTTACTTTAGTTGAATACCATCCTTCTCTATGCTTGTTCTCTTCTTTTACCTTCTTGCCGTCAAGCCTTCCGGGGATGGCGTGATAATTAAAGCCCATGATCTTTAATTGGTTCTGGCAGGTATCTCCCGGACCTTCTACCTGCTCGATTGAAAACTTTACGCCTCTGTAATGACCTGAAATTTGTCCGTACCACGTTGCCATAGCAGCAAGAAATGGAACAGACTGAGCGGGAGAGAATCTATTAGAAGTTAGTTCGGCAACCTGCTGGTCACATCCTGCGCCCGTTGCAACTTTGGTCATTGATGCACAGAACCTATCCTCGTCCTCATTCCCTAATCCGTGCGCCGTATCCACTCCGCAGCTATAAATTGCTCCCTTAACTGGAGGTTCATAAACTAACAATATGTCGAATGTAAATGATTCTGTCTCCTCGTCAATCGGAAGCAGAGGTACTAATTCCCAATCATATCGCTCATCACGATTCGATCTGTGTGTCAGGTGGATAATTTCCTTGCTAAAGTCAATTTGGTCTTCTCTTGGCTCAAACTCCTCCAAGATCGAGTGTCCTGTAATCGCATAGGCTTGAATTGGAGTCCTACGCGCTTTCGATCCATCCGTCCTAACCTCGTAAATATCCTCTTCCAATTCCATAATCGTCTCTTGGTCAAAGACGCTATCATGGACTCCGGTAAGAGCTTCAAAGTCATCTGCTGGCAAACGGGCTGCGTGTTGCTGTAAAGCGTGTCTCTCTTTTGCCTGTCGGTATTCAAACTCCCAATACCATTGCTGCTCAATGGGAACTCTATAATCAGACCCCATTATCTTTGCAAGATACGGAGTATTGCGAATATATGACTCACAGCGCGTTATATGTGCGCGAGTTGCTTCTAAGCGCCTTTCGTAAAATCCGGCAGGTACAGGATGCAATCTTAGCCAATCTGCTTCTGGATATAAGTCCGTTGCAAGGGGCCAAGATAGGAATACAGGACACATCCTAGCTAATCCTAGCGGCCAGTTCTTCTTAGCGTCTCTCCAGAAATCAGGAAACCATCCTACATTCCCCGATCCTGTACCTTCAAATACCATAAATAGATTTTTGGTCGAGTGAGTAGCAGGTAACAGTCCTTCTTCGATTACATTATGAGGATTAGGAATGAGCGATATTTCTGAAATATGAATAAGCGTAGGTGATTTACCCTGCGCAATACCTTTCGGCTGCATACCTGATTCAATAGATAGACGCGATCCATTAGCAAAACTATTCTTAGGTGTTCTAACTGGAATTAACCACCAAGGACACATATCATAAGCTGTATCTAGCTTTATCTTAATCTCGTCTGATTTTTCCTTTTGAACGGATGCCATGACTGAAAGAGTGTTAGGAACAAATAACATCCTGTGAATAAAGTATAGAGATACCAAGGTAGTTATTCCGACTTGGCGACCCTTCAGGCAGATTACTTGTATACCTGCCTGTTGTTCTTCTAGGTCGGCGACTATGGCATCAAATACATCTTGAGATTTACGATTCTTGAATTTTACAATCTGTCCGCCTTCATCCACACAATAAGCATAATTATCTCTCCAATAGTTATAGTCCAATCCGCATAGAATTTGCTCATTCAATATCCATCGGCGTATCTCTTCTTTTCTTTTATCTGTCATAGGAGAGACAGATTCTATCCACGCACCTTTTGAGTTACTACCTAATTTTGTTATAGACTTAATACCCTTAGTAAACTCCTGCACCTCTTCAAAGCTATGGCGCACCAACTCTATTCCATTTTTTGCCTCATAGAAGCGTATATTGCTCTCGATTATTTTAGGGGAATAGATGGCTCTACCTCCTCATCTCACCATCGTATTACTGTTTTTAGGAACCCACTCAGGAAGCAGCCCTAAGATTTTCTTCACGTACCCAGGATCGTCATCATTGTCTAAATTATCTAGTAAATCCTCCCGCGAATCGAACACCTGTCTCCCATCAAACGATAGAAATTGTGCCTGTAGGCTGTCGTAAAAAGCAAATTCCCGTAGCCACTCAGGGTCGTTCGGGTCCGTCGCTATCTGCTTACCTAAGTCGATGAATCGTATCATCCTTGCGCCTCTGCGTGAATTGGGCATAATGGAGATTTCCCTTCTGGATTCTCAGGCCACATACAAGTACATTCTTTATTAAGGTAAGTGTTGAAATGCTGTTGAGCTAATTCTTTTGCGTTATCTACCTCTCCCGTTGGACACCATGCCATAAATGCTTTATCCTTTCCGTCACAACGAATGCACCCTTTAACTACTACGATTGGATATGGATTCCCAACATACTTAGTTTCATTAAACCTGTGTCCTTCAACATATTCCCTCATCATTTCGCCTCCAATAGCCGTTGTCTGATTGGTACAAGTCGTTCTTGAATTTCGTTAGGGCTTGGAAATAGTCGGTCAAACTCATCGTTACTGCTAGTATACTCCGCATCGACTGTCTTTCCTTCGTCGTCGCTTTCCTTGTCCTTCCCTGCGCCGCCAAAAACCGCCACTTGTTTTCCTATAAAGGTTGGTCCTTTAGGCGATTGTTGCGCTCCTACCATAACATCAAGCGCAAATCTGTCTTTCTCTGCGCCAACCATATCTTTTCCAAAATCAACTCTCGCTTTTGTAATGTCTGGATGATTCGATATTGCGATAAATCTACTCTTATTCCAGCAGTATGTTTGCACTGCCAACTGAATAGCTCCAAGTAAATATACAGGGTTTACCTTGGCCTTTATCATTATCACTTCCCACGGCAACCGCTCTCTATCGCCAACAGGAATCTTGTCGTAAACCTTCAAAAACGATTCTATTTCCTTATCGTTAGTTGCAAAACGCATAGCCTCAAGAGCGGTTTTTAGTCCACCCTTGAGGCTCTTTTTCAGCAGCGGAGTTATTTTGGGAGCCGCGTTTAATGTCTCAGGCTTTACTTTCAGCCTCTTCAGTGCTTGTAGCGTCCGACTTTCCAACGCTTGCAACTTCGGCACGGGCATCGGGGACTTTGGCTTTCTCTGGCGGGTGATCGATGATCCACTGGCGGCTGCGTTCACCAACGATTCCGGCTTCTCCTTCGGGGTCTCCAAGATCACTGAGCCATTCGTCAATTGGTCTGTCGTCTCCTGCGCCTTGCCGCTCTCGGATTCGGTCCTCTTCGGTTGGGACATGGCTGAGGATTGCTTCTTTTTGTTCTCTTGGTTCTGGCCAGTATCGGGTTCCTGCTCTCCTGACTTCTTCATGTATACCTTCCAACGCTGTCGCTATTTTTTCAAAAGATGCCGCAAGACGTTCTACTACTTCCTCATTCATGCGGCCTCCTTCTTCGGTTTCATCCCGTAATCGTTCTTTCTCTTCGGATGTTTCCAAATGTCTTCTAAAATTGGGCATAATTCTGGCGCAGACGAATGCAACCCACTCTCTTTACTGTAGTGAGGGCG